AAGATTTTATAAAAAAGTGGAAGGCCAAAGTAGGTGAACAAGAAGCAGACAGAATTAAAAACCATAGTAGTAGTCGGGGGACATCTATGCACAAATTCCTGGAACACCATATCCTCGGAACTGGCTACAATGATCTTACAAGCATCGGACAAGAGGCGAGTCCCATGGCCGACAAAATTATTGAGATCGGTCTTGCACCTGTGGAAGAATGGTATGGTTCGGAAGTTACGTTACACTATCCGGGTTTGTACGCAGGTTCTACAGACTTGGTTTGCTTACATAACGGTATGGAAACTATTGTTGACTTCAAACAAAGTAACCGTCCGAAGAGGGAAGAATGGATCGAAGACTATTACATGCAGATTGCAGCATACGCCATGGCCCACGACTACGTCTACGGCAGTAAGATACAACAAGGAGTTATCATGGTATGCACGCCTGACCTATATTATCAAGAGTTCAAGGCAGAGGGACTACAATTAAGGCAATGGAAACATAGGTTTTTGAAAAGATTGGACATGTATCATGACCTAAAAAACGACGAGAAAGAAAAAGCAAAAGTAGAGATGAACCCAGAGGATTTTTTCAATGGAGCGTGAGATATCAGGATATTACTTTGATGGCAAAAAGTCATATATAATATACAAAGATGAACGTGGTAATGAAACAATGGAGGAGGACAAAGATGAACGACAAACTTAGAAAGGTTCTAATGTACAGATACAATGCAGAGGTACAAGACGCGTTGTATAAAATACAATGTTATAGTGAGCACGAGCTGGTAATACCAGAACACCCAGATATTACAGCAGAAGTTGACAAACTATTACAGAAAATTGCAGAAGCAGAAGACAAAATGGCAGTAATGGAGCTACATTATGGCGAAAAAGAGGCGGACAAACAGGTACTATGACAATGTATATGTATGGGAAAAGAAATAAAAAAAAAAATAAAAACTACTATAGAAATAATGTCATTCTGTCACTTTCGTCTATAAGTGTTGGTATATATGACTTTAGGGTAGACACTAGGGTAGACACTTTATGTTTAAGGTGACAGATTATTTTGTCTACCTAGGTCAAATTCTAGGATTGCCAGCACGCGAAGCTTTTCATTTTCATTGTTTTTTTAAAACTTTTGACATACATATACATTTATGAAATCCAAAAACAAATCTAGAAGAATTAACAGTTACACTAAACCAAAGACTGTTAAGCAACACGTGCCCTTTCCATTTAAACGTGTGCGTATAGATTGGATTGACATCATTACTGAAGGCGGCTGGGGTACAGACAAAGAATTTAAAGATATGAAATTAGCTACACCTGTAAGTGAAGGTTGGTTATTTAGTAAAGATGATGAGACTGTAAGAATATTTGCTGGCTATGATGTAGAATCAGATGGTTCTATTCACTTTTCGGAGAGGTCTGTTTTTCCGACTTCTTGTGTGAAGAAGATAACTCGGATTCACTAACTTCTTCTGGTAATGCTTCAACGACCTTTGCATTTAAAATCGGAGCGTAGTCTTCTAGTATTTTTTTCATTTTTAATTCTAACTCTTCCTCTGACATTTCCTCTAATTTACCTGTTTTTATTATTTTACGGTCTATATATAATCCTGCTGCCATACCTCGGTTTTTCTCAGCGTTTGTTGCAGCGGAGAAAGCGCCTTTTTTCAAAGCGGCCTCTCTGATCTTACCAAGTTCTGCTACGTGTTTGTCATAAGATACTTCATATCTTTTAAGATTTTCTTCTCGCAATGCTCCAATGTATTGTACAACAAGTGGTGACAGTGTGGGATTTTGTAATTCTGATGCTTCAACTCTAGCACGCTTCTCACTGTAGCCAGCAGCTATAGCAGCGTCTGCGCCAGTAGTACGTCCTTCATTAAATACTAAATATTCTGCAAATCTTTTTTGCATTTCTGTTAATCTTTTTGGAACACCCATATTGACATTTTAAGGTAACATTGTTATATTGTCAACATATGAAAGATAAACGAACATACACACACCACAAAGAACATGGCGAAGATATTAGTCATGAAAATGAAGTTGTTATAGATTTTGTAGAGGCAAAAACAGATGACATTGTAAATAAACTTCGTAATAATATACGTGATTTGTTATCTATGAACACACAATATAAAACAGAACTTGCAGATCAAATAGTTAAGATAAACAAATTAGAGCAAGAGGTAAAAAATTTAAAACAAGAAAGATCAGATTATTATAATGTTAGTTAGAGACTTACAGCAGATACTTGGACAGTTTACTGACAAGTTTAACAAAGGCATGGGTAAGGTTGAAGGCAAAGGTAATGCAATCATGTATGCTAAAGTTTATGTTGATATGGGTAATAACAGACTATCTGAAATACAAAAAATTGAAGCACATGAAAATACTTTAATAGGAGCAACAGAAGGTATAAGAGTTGTACTCAAACTAGCACCACAAAACAAATCTAAATTAATTTTATAGAAAGGAGAATGTATGTTTGAACTGACAGAAGAACAAAGAAAACAATTATTGCAATACATGTGGACAAGACCGTATGGAGAAGTTGCAGCATTAGTAGCATTGTTAGCGTCGTTGAAAGATAAAAAGAACGACGATGTTACCTCAAAAAAATAAGTGGGACCAGAAGCTAAATTCTATAAAAAACTTGTTAAAGAGTGGCGTGAGTTTTCGTTTACTCGGCTTGAAAACATTAGCTTACTTGGTACTCCTGACTTGCTGGTCTGTAATAATAACGGGCACTTTTTTACAATAGAGTTAAAAGTAACCAAGGGTAAGAAAGTGCAGTTTAGTCCGCACCAATTATCGTTCCATATTAAACATCCTAAGAATACTTTTATCTTAATCCAGGCCCTTGGTCCGAGGTCCTCTAATCGTTTTCAAATGTTCCGTGGTTCAAGGATCTTGGAGCTTGACGCTTCGGGCTTGGCGCTTGAAGCTTGCAGTGAAGGGCTTGATGCTTGCCGCTTGACGTTATCGAAGCTTGGCGCTTGACGTTTAGGCCCGGATCAAGTGCACGCTCCGACTCACCGTCGTAAGTACTTTTGCTAATGACTTGATCCAGTATTCCACGCGGGAATTTTTTAATGCTTACCATAAGAAACTGTTTTAATTGAGGCGTCCCAGCATGCTCTACAGTCACGGCACTCATTATCTTGTTTTGCAGCTGGACAGCTGGCCCCTGATTCAACAACCTCCGAAGAGTTAGGCCAGGAAGCAGGCGCCCGCTGGTTGACCATGGGCGCACTGAACCTTATGACTAAATTGTTTGGCTTGTCCTGAAGGTGGTCTTTAATCCATGCTTCACGGGTTGGCATCCAATGCTTCTTTGAAGGTGTGAGCTTGCACACTTCATAAATTTTTTGTAAATGATTTAAATCCTGAACATCGCCGCTGTCATGCCATCTAAACACGTCCGGCTTTTTGCTGTTGATCAGTGTTGCCATCGCTTCAACCCATTGCGGTGAGCTTATGGCCTTCAGTCTTCTATACTGAGCATCTTGGACCACCTTAAAAACATAACAACCTTTTAGCGCATAACAGTCGTAACAGACTGAGCCCTTCACCTGCTGGAGCTTGCCGCCAGTCTTGCATTCTTTGGCAGGTATACCTATTGACCAGCCAGGCATTTTTGACGGTTTACTTAGCCCTCCAACCAAGGCCCATGCTTCACTTGTTTTCATTGTTTAATCTCCATTCCTCCAGCTCCAGTTGATCATCAACCTTAGCCGTTAACGCTTCAATAAAATTATCGTCTGTTAACTTTGTTATTTTTTTAATTAGTGTAATTAGTTTTTGGTACATATTTATTTCTCCTTTAGTTTATAGGATTGTATAACATTATAATTCTTACGTGTCAAGCTTGCGGCTTGGCGCTTGCAGCTTTGAGCTTGAAGTTTATAGCTTGGGCCCTGATCCTGGAGCCAGCGCCAGTGGTTAATTAGGGCGCGGATACTCTCCGCGCCTTGTCTTCTACTCATTATTTGCTTCCCAATGATTTAATACATCTTTTTTAAATTGTTCTAGATTATATGTTCCATTGGCCAAAGCTTCTAGCTCAGTTAAACAAGAATTTTCTAGGTTGTCACCACCTAGAAAAAATTCTATTTGTTCTTGTGTTATTTTTTTACTCATCTTTTTTCTCTTCCATATATTTTCTTGATCTCTCCTGATCTTCTTTCACCAGTCGAAGCACCTCTTCCATAGCATCAGCCATTCTTTTTATTTCATGTATAACATCTGTCATACCATATACTTTTTGTGTCATAGTTTATTCCTTTCTATATAAATCCTATACTATCCCTGAACCATTGTCAAGCTTGCTGCTTGAAGCTTGGAGCTTTTTTTATTTTTTTTTCATATGAAACCGACCACGTTCCGTGCACGTACTAGTGGTCGGCCAAACTCCAGGTTGCTAGGTTTTACCCATGATCGCTAACGTACAGGGAAATGCTAGAAGCAAGATATGGACGCCCTTGAGCTTTATTCAATTTTGTAATGGCCCTTTTTTATTCGGGGCGGGCCATCCTTATCCCACTCGGACGTTAGTCCGGTAAATTTTGTTGATCAGCACTGGAATGTTTTAAAGATTAGCATTCTAGAATGCTTTCCAGCCCATCGCTGTTGCTGATCCCAGGACACTGGGTTGAGGCCGGCGTGCTTTATTTTAATAGCTCGAGCGACAGGCCTAACGCTGTATCCAGCGCCAATGTCCAGGGATCAGTAGCAAGTTGTCAGTGTATCCTTGCTATTGATCTGTTAATTAAAGAACTCAAGTGTAGTATCAATTAAGACACTTTTTAAACTTTAATTAAATCCAAGATAACATAGGACAAATAATAAACAACAACTTTATTTAAATAAACTTCTTGACATTAGTAGGATTATCCCTTATACTTGGACGGTGGCTGGGGATGGTGGTTAGTAGTAAAAACAATGCAACTACAGGTTGTGCGCCAGTTTATAATTATTCTAAATTAAATAAGACTTGACAAAGATGTTATTTAGTGGGATTATCCCTTATGCAAAACAATAAACATACAGGAGAAAACATGACTAGAATACGAATGAATACCGAGTTAAGAAACAAACTCTTTAATAAAATCAAACATACTTTTGAGAATGAGGACACGCAAGAGAGAGAGGCATTTCTTCAAGCTAGAGAAGATGTTGATATGGAGTATGGTTTGGCAAATGATTTAGCAAAACAAGTTGTTGAAAGAGCATATCCACCAGAAGATGTTGCAACACTTAGAACTTTCAAAAATAAATATGGAAGTCCTTGTGATGTTGTAGCAAAAGATAAATGCTTTTACTTTGCACACTCCGAAGATGTTGATGATGAGGGCGAAACAAAAGAAACTAAATCACATTTTGATTTCGGTTTGTTTGGCAATCTAAATGGTAGTGAGTACGATAGTGAAGAGGGTAGAAAGTTTGCAGTTGCATATTTTAGAGAAGATTTAAAAGCTATGGATTGCAACCCAGATATCTATGCTCAACAATCCGAGAACAAAGATAACCCACACAAAA